GCAGGCAGGTTAGATTGTTTTGCTAATTTTTTTATTGCAGTACAATTTTTATACGTTTGACCTTTATCGTAAGCGTGTTCAATTAATAACAAAGGCTCATAGCAACTACCTTTATTGCAAACCTCCATTAAATCAACGTCAACTGCTCCTAAGCCATCAATCGTTCGATGCCACTCATTAAAAGGTGATCCTTGTTGATAGTAAGTATATCGTGGTGACACTAATCTTTTTCTTTAGAAAAGATGTGCAGCTTTTTTTTTAAATCTATATTTTCTTGTCGTAACGTAAAATTAGTTTCGTAAGATTTCTCCAATCTTTCTATAGCAAAGTCTCTTTCCGTTTTTAGTTTTTCTAATTCTTTTTCAAGATCCGTTTTCAGTACCATCTTTTTTTTCTATCATTTTAATTAACATTAAAATTATGTTGCGTAGCTCACTTGACGTTAATAAATCTAAACCTGCTAATTCATAAATTTTTTTTAAATCTGTACCGGTAAAGGACTCACCTAATTGTATTTTTGTTTTTAATTGCTCATCTATCATTGATGCAATTTACCTTCGTCAGTTGGTTTCATACTACGATGTGCATATTTAATTCTTTCAATGTATCCTCGTTTCACTAAGCTGTTACAAATTTGAGCAACACTTGTTTGAGAGTTAATCTTTAATCCTTTTTGTATTTCATCATACGAAGGAGCATAACTTTTATCGCTCCAAAAATTATTAATAAATTTTAAAACTTGTGATTGTTTAGGAGTCATTCGTATCCTCCTTATTTTCTACTCTTTCAATATTTAACGGAAATGTTTCCCATCCATATTTTTCTCGCAGAATTTTTTCAATTAAATCCGTATTCATAGATCGCCATTTTCTTTTTTTTGGAGTGCGTTTGTCATGCTAATATACGCAATAGCATCGACATAATTATCTCTTTTGTAATTTTTCTTTTGTGATGCACGAACAATTTTTACTGTTGCCATGCACAAACTAACTTGATGTGCAGAAATGGGAGTGCCTAAAACAACACTCCACACCTTTGCAATATCTTGGTGATTACGAAGAAAATCTCCGTAGTCTAATTTTCTGTCACCGCTAATAAGATCACTAGCTTCAACCATTAAATCAGTAGTTTCTTCGTAATGTCCAGACATTAAAGAGCTTCCTCTCTTTTGTCTAAGATTTGCAAGCCAATATATTTATTGCCGTTTTGACTTTCATTTTTGTATCCTTGAAACTTTACAACTTCCCCTGCTTTAATATCTCGTGGAGAACAAAATGATCCATAGTAATCATGCTTTTCATCTTCTTTTTTATTAGGCATAATATTTCCTTTACCTGCCTTCAATGTATAGTTGCTGTCGCTCATAGCCAATCATCATCCTTTTCTACTGGTTTGTTTGTGTTGAGTTGCTCTTCTTTTTTTTGATAAAGACTTTGCAATTCGTTACTTGTAACAATCATATCTTTATTTTTAGTAAAGACTGCCTGTAATTGTCCTAAGTGTTTTGCTTGTTTAATTGATAACTCCACAGAAGAACTATCTTGTATTTTATTCGGAGAAAACGATTCTTTTAAAGAGTCATTCTTCTGTGAAGTATCATCACGCACATTATTTAAGCCATCAACAGCTTTTCCGTTATGACTTGCGATTTGCATTTCTTCTGCGGATGCAAACTCTCCGCCTTCTAATCCTAATCTTGCAAGTGCTATTCCTAAACTACTTGTCATAGCATTTTCCGTAGCACTTGTTTTATTAACTAGGCTAGAATTCCTAAACTCCTCTGCAATACCAATGGATACCATATTTTTTTTAATCCATATTTCCGTAGTGGCAGTAACAGAAGGTGGAAAATATTTTTCTTCGGTAACAATTATTTCTTTTCCGTCTTTTATTTTTTTTACTTGTTGTTTGTAAACAATTTGATCTTTGTATTCGACTTTAGAAATATAACTTGCATCAGTACCAAACCATTTACGAAATATTCTATTACGATCTTTAACAGGTGCATACATTTTGCCACCCATTACTTTGACTTTCGAACTGTTATCTAATCCAGATAATTCATGTGTTGCTTCACGCAATCGTTTATTATCTTCTGTTTCAACTGCCATAAAATAATTCCTTTGCTCTTTTCAAATGTTCATCACCAATATCCCAAGCAAAATGTGACCAATCTACGTCAACGTATAAGTGAGGATCTTTTTGTGATGCTATGCGTGATTTTATTAATAAGCTTCTCACCATTTCATCAAATGCATTTTTATAATTGTAATCTCTAATATCAATTATCTCTGCATCTTTTTCTGTTGCATACACAATGTAAGTCGGCAGTTTNGTACACAAATGATAAAAGGAAGCTTGCTTTAAATGNTTNCTNTCTGGTGAAGTAGGTGGTTTCATTGCACTATAACCTCTAGTGCCATCTTTTTTTAATGCACCTCTTCGTCTCCACTTAGTTTTTAATTCAATGACAATGTCATCGTTTTGTAAATCTGTTCTACCAATGATAGGTACTGCAACGCCTTGTGGTTGCAAATTAACGTAATGCTCAAAAACATTTTTTCCATNTTGCTTAATGCCTAATTTTTCATAAGCTCTGATTGTATTCTCAAGTGTCGGCATATAAGANTCTTTGTCTTGCTTTAATTGATCTGCATCTTTTTCATCGTATGGAGAATATAATTTTAATGATTTTGTTATCTCTCCTTTGGTAAAGTAATGATCAACTGCATCACCAACAGAGACACCAGAATTCATTTTAGAATTACCTTTAAATTGCCTTCTTTGTTTTTGATTTGAATACCAATATTTAAAAACCCATTGATCGATTGGCATTGTTCCTTGAGAGGGGGAAAAGTGATCTAATCCTTTTTCTAAAAAATATGGTGGTATTTCTCTGGACAGGTCTTTAGTGGACATATCTTGTAGATAATATGACTAAAGATATTATAAAAGCGTTAAATCTACTGTAAGTGTAGAATTAGCATATAAGTTATGAATAAATTGTTAATAAACTAAATACCAATTTTGATTGGTAAATCACTTAATGTGTAAGAACAAATAAACCTAGCATACTTTTTAAGCTTTAATTTATCCCATTTATTATGTTCATAGAAGTTAATACAACTAAAAGTATCTTTATCAACTCTCTCTATGTAACCTGCAATATATTCCTTTGTTATAGGATTTTGATATAATGCTGATGTTCTTTCTTTCATTAAAATAGGTGATAACCACTCGGTAAAAAATGTTATCGTATTAAAATGAAAACCATCTTTATCATTTTGATCTATTGTAATTATTGTATCTTTTTTTTCCCACCACCAAGAAGCGGCAAAAACTCCTTCTAATACAGGTCTTTCTTCATTGTTTCCGTACATATGCACTTTATTATGCTGTAAATAACCATTGATCTGCCTTCTAATTTTTGGTGCAACTAAATCAAAGACAGGAACTTCTAAATACTCCGCATATTTAGTTAAAATATCATATCCTAGAGACTTTTGTTTAATATGTCTGCTTACAGATCTGTGATCGATATTTAAAAAGCTAGCGGCTTCTTTTTGTGATTTTCCTAATACTTTTTGCCTTTTAAATAACTCTCCAAGATTATGCATATTTCCAATTCTATTTAATCTGCTCATAATAAAAAATTGTTTTATACACAATAGACATATCATGTTCATATAAGCAACATTAAACTTACATGGTTTTAAAAATACTCACATATGGTAGAAAATACCTGTGGATTATACAGGGTTAATCAAAAAACACAGTAATAATTGTTATTTTGTGCTTTGGAAAGATCCAAAAGAAGGTGATGGTCTGTGGAAGTCTAAGTTTGATGGCAAGGCATCAATAAACATTAATGTTGGTTGGATGGAGCGTAATCCTAACGATCCGACAGAATGGGTGCTGTATTGTAGCAAAGACACCGATCAAGATGTTCACGAATTTGGGAGTGAAATTTATATCCCAGAAGGATGCATTGTTCACCGAAACCTTATTGTACCAAGTGAGAGAGGAGAACACTTTGAAACCAACACAATTATCAAAACCGAAAAAGATAACCGCACAGGAATTAGCGAAGAAAATTATTCAAAACAGGGGAGACCACTACGTCAAAATTTGCCAAGAGACTAAACACTTTTGGGGTGGTTATTTAAATGATTGTTATGAGTCTGCGGAGATAGAATGCTTGAAAAGTGGAAACTTCTTAAAAAAATCACATTAAATAATCTTTTTAGTAAAGCTGATATAAGAGTCGCTTTAATACTATTAGACCACTACAACGATAAAATACAAAAGATTTATCCGTCAAACAGACGTTTAGTTACGCTTACTGGCTTATCATTACGCCAAGTACAACTCTCCACCGCTAAATTAGATAGTCACAACTTAATCACAAAGTTTTCCAAGAATGGGAAAAATCATTATAAAATAACTCCAGAAGGTTATCAAAACTATGAACAACCTTACACCTCAACTACGAACAAACCTTCACCTCCTACTAAACCTATCTCTTTAACTATTAATATAAAGGATACTATTTCTAAGATAGCGAAAAGAAGTAATCCTAATTACAGAGCAGTTATTAGTAATGGACTGACTTACCATGAGAATATGGAAAATAAGTTAGTGAAACAAATGCGGTCACGACTATCTTTTGATCGGTATAATTCTTGGTTACTTGTTTATGACAATAAAGAAACAAAACAAAAAGCTATCTCCTATGCAAAGGAATTATGCGGATAATTACACCAGAAGATTTAGATACATTGTTTTATGATGCATTTTTAACGGATCAAAGACTTCCTGCACCATATCGTAAACAAAAACTGACCATGCAATTAGATATGAATAGAATTGATTGGTTAAATTATGTTGATGATAATCCTAATTCTTTACCGCCAACTCCTCGTAGCATTTCACGATGGGAATTAGCGTTAGAGTTAGTACAGCTAATTAAAAGAGAAGAGGATAGGCAATTGATCTGGCTTCGTGGTAAACGTCTCTCATGGTCTAAAATGGGAAGATTAATTGGTATTGATAGACGTAAGGTTAAATTAAAACATAGTGAATTAATGATGACAATATTAATATTAATTAAGTTGATGAAAGATTTACATCGCAAAGATAAGATCTACAGATTGATTGCTCCAAAGTATGAATAACATTTTATTTTTTTTTGTTTGACAACTTTGACAATTTTATTGTAATTCTTCCATAGACTCGAAGAAGTTTATCTTTCCAACATATAGTATCTCCTAGAAGCTTCTCAACAGCAACATATAGTATGAATGAAATTACCAAAGTTAAAGGCAGACCGCCTAAGTTTAATGCATCTCGTAATGCGGTTAAAAGAATATTAGAAGCTCTTGCTAAAGGTCAAAG